CAGCCCGGGCGAGTCGTCTTGCAGGGAGTACGGGTCAATGTCCAGGTCGTAGAGCGAGAAGCTGCCCAGCTTCGACTCGCGACCCCACTCGACCGGAATCGAGAGCTTCGTCCCCGGCACCGGCTTCTCCAGCGTGCGCCGGCCGATTGGATCGTGCCACTCGTACCATGCCAGCGCCGAGAAAATCTCCCGCGCTACAACCATGACGCTCCCGGCCATGTCGCGCAACTGCGCGCTGGCCGCCTCGCCGATCAGCCGGTCCTGGCCCACGGTCTGAGTCATTGGTGCGAGTCCGCCGACGCTGTCAATGTTGCCGGCGAAGTACGAGTAAAGGTTGCGAGTCTGGAGGTAGAACGCCAGCGTCGTCTGCTCCACGCCGCCGGTCTTCAGCTCGACCGGAGGCTGGCCAGTGTATCGGATGCCGTCGCCGTCGCCAGCCTTCTTGAAGTCCTCCACGCTCTCTTCGTTCCCGCCGCTGAATCCGTGGACAGTCTTCTGGCTGTCGGCTTGATTGGCCAGCTTGCGGAACAGTGCGTTACCCAGCTCGTGCAGATCGCGCCACAGCGCCACGGGCGGCAGCGGCAACAGGTTCCCGGGAACGTCCGCGAACCCGAGGGTGTAGTACGGGCCGTGATCTGGGCCGTCCCACTCGACGGTCTTCAGCAGCTTCTTGCTCTTCACGCCGTACGTGACCACAAGCCGCTCGTCCGGGAGCCACACGTCGCGGAGCCAGATCCGATCCTTGTACAACTGCGCGCTCTCGTCATTGAAGATCCCCTCGGCGCGATCCTCTCCGGCCGGGCCGATCACCGTGTACTCGTCTGGCTTCAGGTCGGCCCGCTTGTCCTTCTCGACCCAGCCGGAATCCATCAGCTCTTCGTAGTCGAGCCAGTAGTCGTTCCCTTCGTATGAGATCAGATCGCGGCGCTTCGCGCTGGCGTCCATGAAGTAATCATCCAACGTAATTACATCCACGAACGGAGCACCGTACTTGTGCCCCAGCGCTTCGCTGACCGTATGCAGGCCGACCTTCACGATGCCAAGCGAGAACATGGCTTCCGTGACCAGCCGGCGGAACGTCAACCCAAGGCCGATTTCGTCGGGGATCTGATTGATCGCCAACTCAAGGTTCGCCGCCGTGGACTTCAGGTCTTCCCGCTTGGTCGAGATCATCACACGCGGCGCGCGGGCCGCGAGCTGGCGTACGTAGATCAGAACCGACAGGGCCAGCATGTTGACCGGCACACGCTTCTCGGCCCCGCCATCGCTGTAGTGCGAACCGACATACTGCTTGATCGCCTCAACGCGCTTGCGCCGTGGGAATTCGAGCTGGCGATTCGACCACTCGATACTGGTCTGGAGGCGGGACAACTGCTGTTCGTTCAATGGATTCATTTACCACCCTGCTCCTAGTTCGATGCCCTGCTTTGGTTTCGTTTCTTCCCTCCGCTTCCTGCGCCAAGCCAGAGACCCAACGGGAGTCTCGGGCTTCTCCTGCACGGGCTGACGGGCGGTTTCGCCAATCAGCTTCCACGCTAAGGCGTCGGGGATCACCCGGTCGCCGTGATTCGATCGTGCGCCAGACGGGTCGGTCTTGCTGGACGACCGCGCGTGCTCGATACTCCCGTCCGGGCCGAAGATGTATTCGAGGCATTCCTCGATCGCCTCGCGCGAGCGGTTCACGGCATCGCCCTTTTCTAGGGCCGCGCGGTAGTCGCCCATCAGCACGAGCTTGGTTTCCTTCGTGGCGGCCCAGCCCGGAATGTCCGTCACCTTACCGGAGATCGCCTCGTCGCGCTTGCGGAAGTAGATGTTGCCGTACCCCAGCTCGACCACGCGGGAGCCGAACTGCCGGCCCGGGCCGTTGCTCTCCCAGATCAACTGCGCGCCGCCGAACCAGCGGGCCAAGGCCACGGCCTGCTTGGCGAGAGCTTCCGGACGGATGTGCGGATTCACGTACTCCGCGACCTTCTCGCACGTCGCCGCGTCCCACACAGCCAGCGCCGAGTTGCTTGCCCCGGTGCCGGCAGACACGTCCACGCCCACCACGAAACGATGGTCCTTCGGCGGATCGTCGTTCTTGTCCAGCAGGCACCACAGGCGAAGGAAGCCCTTCTGATTCTCGCGGAAGCGGATCGGATCGGCCGTGGTGTCGTCGTGCTCCAGGTCGCCCACGAGCATGGGCGGCCGGGCGTAGCGGCGCACGATCTCGTGGATGGCGTCGGCGCGGAAGAACTGGTAGCCGGACCCCAGGTAGTCAATGTCCAACTCCTGGGCGATTTCCTGGGCGCTGGCCGACCGCTTGCACTCGTTGTCGTACCACGGGCTGCGGAGCTTGCCGTCCAAGATCGGCTCGTATCCCTCCGGCAACCCGGCCGGGTCCAGCACCTTCAACGTTCCGTCTTCGGCCGTGGTGTACAGCCCGGCCGCCTTCAGCGGATGCCGGGACCAGTGCATCCGGAGCTTCTTGATTTGCGTCTGCCGCACGTCGTAGAAGGCGTTGCTCGTGCCGGCGGGCGTGCTGTTGAAGATACGGCAGTTGGTCGCGTCACGGGTGGACGCCAGAACGCGGTGCCCTTGCTCGACGGCAGCAAACTCGTCAAGCATGATCGCGGTTCGCCTGTCTCCGCGAGCCACATTGCCAGTAGTTGATTCACCATCGACAACGCTCCCGTTCGCAGGGTTCTCGATATGCAGCTTGCAGCGGTGGATGTTCGGGTTGTACCCTTCCGGCTTCAGCCACGAGGGCAGATTGTCGAGAAGGTAGTCCAGCTTCCAGAACATCGCCTTCGGGTTGCCGGCCTTGTCCACGTACTCTTCAACGCGGGAGACCAGCAGGAAGGACTGGCCGGGGCGGAACAGGAAGCACCAGGCGATCGCCGCGATGCACAGCCAGCTCGCGCCCATGTCGCGGCTCTTCTCGACCAGTAGATCGTGGTCGCCGATCGCGCCGACGAGATCCAGGATCGCCTCTTCCTGGAAGGGGTAGAGAATGAACGGCAGCTTCGAGGACGGCTTGCGGCGCGGGTCGTACGTCCAGCCGAACCCGCTCAGCCAGAACAGCGGGTCGCGCGAGCACGCATCCCGCATCGCGGCAGCGTACTCGGGATCTTCCATCGCCCGGCGCTGCACGGCGGCCCGCCAGCGGAGATTGCCGGCGAGATCCTTGGGGATCAGGTGATTCAGCGGCGCGTCGATCTTCATTAAGCGGCGTACCTCGCGTACGACTCCGCGCAGTCCTTGCAGCAGAAGAATGCCCACGGGCCAGCGAATCCGACAGCGCTGCGGACTACAAGTCCCTCGTTGAGCGCGCAGACAGCCGAGCCGGTTGTGCGTGCGCACGTCCGGCCGAGCGGCTTGCCGCAGTGGTCGCACCGCTCGACCAGTTCGGCGGCCTTCATCTCTGCCTTCTTCTTCACGGCCTTACACCACTTCAAGTGCGAAGTCTTTGTCTTCGGCATCGCGCTTATTGCTCCAGGCTTGACAACATGGCCTCGATCTCCGCCAGACTCCGCTGCCCGCTCGCGCGGGCCTGCCGGTCGGCAGCGTCGTCCGCACCCTTGCTCTCGGCTTGGGAGACGCGGCCGAGGAAGTTCTTCGGGTCTTCCTTGGCCTGAACGTAGAGGAAGTACGCTGAGTCGCACGGGCACTTCTCGGGCTCTACCCCGGTGCGAAGGAACTCGCCGGCCGCGTCCAGCGCCCAGCTCAGTTGATCGCGGTAGGAGAGCTTCTTCCCCTCGTTGACGACCACCTTGGCTTCTGGCTTCTGCACGTAACGCGGGATGTTCTTGTTGGCGTCGGGATTCACGTCGAACTCGGACACGTCGAACTCCTTGAACAAGCGGTGGAGACAGGGGAACTCTTTGCTGGCGGAGACCACGGCTTGATGCAAGGTCAGCCCGCCGTACTTACTCGACAGCGCCTCGACGCGAGCGGTCCAGGCAGGGAGGTCTTCGGGGGATTGGCGTTGAAGGGCCGCCTTGGCACGGACGGCAAAGAACTCCATGTCGCCGCTCTTCACGAACGGCTTGAGCTTCCGCCGGGCACCACGCCTCTTGCAGACCTCGGCGACCCTGAGCACGGACACCCCGAACTCAGCGGCCAGCTTCCTCTGGGACTCCCCGGCCGCGTAGCGTCGGGCGATCTCCGCCCTCTGCCGGTCATTGATCTTCTCAACCATCGCCTATATTCCAGTGTACTCAGGTGGTGGGATCGAACGCTGTGTTACATGCACAGGCGGCAGCCGGGGGTCCACTGCTCGCAGCCCCGGCAGGAGTCCGGCGGGGCGTTCGGCTGCTGGGGCTCCGGGCCGAGAAGCCCGCCGTCCGGGCCGAGGGTCGGCAGATCGTGCGGGACCGGCGGCGCAGCAAGCTCCGGATCCCGGAAGTCGGTCGGCTGGACGGCCAGCGGTTGAATGCGGAGGATGCCGGTCGCGGGGCTGGCTTTAAGCCGGGCCTTCTCCAGTGCGGAGATCAGCGGGTTGCGTCCGCGACGGGCTTGCCCCTTGCCGCCCGGCAGCGCGAGGCCGTACTGCTCAAGTTCCTGCCAGGTCGTCTCGCCGGCCTTGACGTTCCTGTTCGCCGTGTTGTAGCAAGAGCAACACAGCCCTCTACCCTGCGCTTTCCTACCGCAACCCTCTACAATACATTTCGTCATAACGCCTCCAAAGAGCTGCCGTGTGACTTGATGGTGCCTCTATTACTATTATAACATACCATGCACATTCATCGAAATGTTATGCGTTGGCGCTGAGCGATCCGGAGGCTGGGTGTCAAAAGTGGGTGAGGGCCTGCGCGGTGCTTGCTCGGTCCAGGCCCACAATGGCTCCGGCCCGGGATCGCCCACGCAGCAGGGATGAGCGCAAGCGACCCTCTGGGTACGAAGCGGCCCGGCGGCCTCTCGGTCCTGGGGGCGGGCCAAGGGCACGGGCGACCGCTTACAAGATCAGCTAGGACTTGTAAGCCGAACTCGCCTCGTTCCGGCCGTGGTTTTCCAACAGTGGGGGAAGACCGCTTCATCAAGCACTTTTGGGCTTCAGCGCGTGAAGGGGCACCTCAATCCAAGAACACTCCCCGGAGGAAGGGGCGGTGTCAGTGTTTGGGCTTCAGGCTTCAAGGTGGCATCAGCGCGGTTTTTTTGAAGTCCCTTGGGGTGGTCGGGTGGTAACATACCCACCGAACCTAAGTCGAGAAGAGAGAATATTTTATAATAAAAAAAAAAAAAAAAAAAAAAAAAAAAAAAATTTTAAAAAAAAAAAAAAAAAAAAAAAAAAAAAAAAAAAAATATAAAACTTCTCTCCTCTTCACGGTTTCAAATCCACTGGTTCTTTTTCTCTCTCTTCTCTCTCTTTTTCTTCCCCTTCTTTTCTCTCCCGTACGAGCCATCATGCACCCCGTTGAAGGCTTGAAGTCATTGACGAGGTCGGCGGCATGGTGGGTGCCGGAGGGTGTTTTACCAACGGTGGGGTATCGTTGCGGCCGAGGTCTCGCCTCGGTCGGCCCCAGGCCACTGGCCCGCTCCAAGACCAGCGGGGCCCCACGCGGAATCCGGCTCGCTCTGAGGCCCGCTGTGGCCCGAGGAGCCTCCCGTGGCTCCTGAGAGGCCCGGGGCCCCTGTCGGCCGTCCTGAGCGAAGCTAGGGGCCTTCCTGGAGGTCTGGGCAGGCTGGGAGGGATGGGGCCCCGTGGGTTCCGCGCAGCCGGAGGGGAGCTAAGTGTTACCTGGCTGGCAAGCAGGCCGGCGGGGTGCGGGCAAGATTTACTACGCTTGGGGCCCCCTGACAGACTCCCAACAATACTAGCCTACGCTGCATATTGCCTACAATCTGCCCTATTGCGGACTATAACGGGTCGTCTTAGTCCGCAAGCACGAGGGCATGGGCTGGGCATGGGGAAATGGGCTGTTGACCAGCCCAGCAGGGAGCGCAAAGCAGAACTAGCCCTCCCCTTCCCCTTTCCCTCCCCTCGTGTTCCCCTTGCCCTGCTCTTGCCTTCCCCTTCGCATTCGCCTTCCCCTTCGCCTTCCCCTCGTGCTTGCCCTTCGTTCTGCCCTGCCATTCGACCAGCCCAGCCCAGCCCAGCGCCTTCCCGTTCTCTCAACTCTCTCTATTGATATGCATTGCAATAGATTCACACTCTTGACCATAGTATATACGTATCACCCATCAGAAAATTATTTTGAATTTTGCTTGCCAAACCTTGAAACGTATGCTGCGCGCATGCAAACTATAGATGGGTACGGAAACCAGAACGAAACAACTAACACAAAGGGGAACGACAATGGCCGAAACAAGAGAGATTGTGGTGAAGGACGGTAATCGGGAAATGCATGTAACGTTGCCAGCGCCCATCCATGCTTGCGATTTACTGGCGCTATTCACGAGGGATTACCTTTCTCCCCTCGTGACAATCAGCGCCGACGGGATTGCAGTGGTGAGGTTCTAACAGCTCAGCTCAGCACAACTCAACTCAACAGCAAGGGGAACGACAATGGCCACAACGAAGAGAGTAAGCAATCGCGAGAATGAGAAATGCGGTCAACTCAACGCGCTTAGGGCTGAGCGCTGGCAGCGCATGGCCGACAAGGCGACAAGCGATATCCAGAGGGAAGAATACCAGAACATCGCCTTCTTCTACAGCAAGCGCGCGGCAGAATACTTTGCGGCGCAAGAGGGGCAAGATACTTTCTGCTTTGCGACCAGCCCATTCCTTCCCAACGGCGCGCAGATTCTCAAGCGCTACGAGCTATCAACAGGGCAATGGATTGTGCTTGCGGCATGGGGGAAGGGGAAGGGGAGGGAATACATTACTTGGTTCTGTGAGCAGGACGGGAGCGCTTCATTGGGTAATTACTTCAGGGATTACGACAAAGCGTACAGCGATTTCTTCTCGCGAGTATTCCGATACGTGAAGCAGGACTGAGAAGGGCAGGGCATGGTTGCCCAGCCCATTGCCTTCATTGAAGGCGCTGGGCTGGTTATTCCTGACTAGCAATGCCGCAAAGTAAGCAACAGGGGGAACGTATCATGCAATTGAAAAGACCAGTTATCATTACGTCGCGCTTGCTGCCCGGAGTCATAGTAGGGGGCGCTTTTGTTTCGATCGAATACGCCAAGCGCCCCGGGCGCGATGGGCGCACGCGCTATCAGTACCATATCGACCTTCCCGAGAGTGAGCGCGGGGAGCGCCTATCGTTAAGCGCCGATGACATGCAATCTGGCTGTCAGGGGGGAAGCCTGCAGGAGGGGCTAACTTCCCTCTTGTCGTTTCTGAGCGCTTGCGGGGAATCCCTTAGTTACGCAACGCGCACGGAAGAGCCTGGGGAGAATGCAGATCTGTTCCCTGCCGTACTTGCCCAATGGGCAGCGCAAAACAGTGACGAACTAGGCGCGCTTGCTTGTGAGCTAGAAGAGCGCGAAGGGCTCATCGTCGAATAGGCGCGCAGGGCAACGGATAGCCCGGCCAGCAACCCCGTAAAGCAAGCAATCGGGGATTCTGGCCGGCTTATCTAGCATCTTGTCACACAACAGGGAGAGAGCATCATGAGCACGTTGACCAAAGAGCAGTTCAAGACCTTTACCAAGCGTTACACGAACGAAAGCGGCGCGTCATGTACGCTCGTCGTGACAATCCGCCATGACGACCAGTGCGGCAATGGGCACAACACGTTTTCGGTTACTGCCGATCTGCGAGAAGGGCGCGGCCAGTCTTGCGGTTGCCTACACGAGGAAATAGCGCAGCGCATGCCGGAACTTGCGAGCTACATCAAGTGGCATTTGTGCAGCACGGACGGCCCGCTGCATTACGTCCCCAACACGGTCTATCACGCAAGCAATCGCGATTGCTGGGGGTTGCGCAAGGGGGAGTTTCGCCAGTCCATTGACAAGCAAAGCGGTCTGCCGATATGGGAATTGAGTTTGGATGACATGGAGAATTCGCACGGCAAGGTGGTTCGTTTGTCCGAAACCGAACCGGGGCCGACGAAACTCAAGTGGAAACCGCTCGGGAGAATCGGGGAAGGAAAAGAGCGCGACCTTGACGCCGCGCGCCGGTCTGCAATCTGGCCAGATGCAACCGACGATGAGTTGACAGCGCCGAGACTGAAAGAGCGCCTGCAAGCGCGACTTCCTGCCCTGCTGGCAGAATTCCGCGCGGCTGTCGAGAGTCTTGGCCTCACCTACTGATATCCACCGGGCACGGATAGCCCGGCTTGCTTCACTGGCCAGCAGTGGCGCAAGCCGGCTTATCCCTTTCCTTTCACCTGGAGTAACCACCATGCAAGCAACGATTAACAGGCCCGGCCGGGAATGCGGCACTTTCGACCGCGCTTGTGAGCGCGCCGCCGAGTATGCGAACCGCCACGGCTGCAAGCTGGTCAAGGCCGAAGAGTTCCTTATTCGTGCCGGCTGGGGGCGCGCAATCTTCGGTATCGAGCGCGTTAGCTGCGCCGACCGGACACTTCGCTACATCAATACAGGCGACACTTACAGCTTGACGCTAGGGCGTGAAGGTCGGGGCGAAGTGTTCACAACTTCGTGGGGCGACTGGTACGAACAAGCCGAACGGGAACACGAAGAAGAAGAGGGCGTTGTCCGTTGTGGCTATTGCGGGGAGTTCACCCCGTACGACGAAGACACCGGCTGGTATGAGACCGTATGCGAACATTGCGGGCACTACGTTGACGGTTCAGAGGGGCTGTAGCAGCGCCGCCAAACAAGCGGTCGGGCAAGGATAGCCCGCCAGCCTGCCCCACGGGGCGCGCTGGCGGTTTATTCTCACCACCTGGAGATTACATCATGAGGACTACGTTTAGGCACGGGGACAAGATGCTCTCCGTGGAAAGCAGGCCGGCGGAGATTGACTTCTCTGAATTGCTGGAAGCAACGGAGATAGAAGACGACGACCATTATGAAGCGCCGTGGGACAATCGCGACGGCTACGACCACAACAGAACGCCAGTAAGCCGGCTGCATGATAACGCGAACTACACGGAAATGCAGGGCTACACCAGCAGCCACTACTACCGCGAGAACTTCATTGTCGCGCCCAAGGACGGGGAGGACTGGGGGCTGTACGAATACATGAGGCAGCGTGGGGCGTCAAGGCAAGTGGCGGCCGAAGCGGTTGCAGCCCAGCGCCGGCGGATTATTGCCCAGCTTGTGCAATGGCTTGAGCACGGCTGGCAATGGTACTGCGTTACCTGCAATTACGAGGTGCTTGGCGAAGAGTATATCAATTCGCTTGGCGGCATTGATGACTACGACTACGCCAGAGAACTAAAAGAAGAAGTGGCCCTTGAAGTCGCCCGTGAGCTGGAAGAAGCCGGCTACACCGTGACGGGAAAGCCCGACGTGCCGGGCTGCTACAACAGGGCGGACAAGCAAGCTGAGCTGCGCCGCAAGCTGGCCCTGCATAACTGGAGCGCCTGATGGAAACCGTCGAACGAGAAGACGGCTGGTGGATTACTGGCGTTCCGGATTGCATGGACTGCGGGCCATACCCAACTCGCGCAATGGCCGACGATGATATGCGGGGAATGGCCCGCTATCACAAGTACAGCGAAAAGCCGGGGTGGTTCAGCGTGACAAGCCCTAGCAATGCCGCAAAGTAAGCAACCCGATTGACACCTGGAGAGGCACAATGGACCGAGATTCTTTGATCGACACAATCCAGCGGCTACTCGCGCTGAGCGGTAGCCCGAACGAACACGAGGCCAAGCTGGCGCTGGCCAAGGCCCAAGAGCTGATGCTCCGGCACAATCTTTCAATGGCCGAAGTGCAGGCCGCCGACCTGCACGCGAAGGAATGGGTGGAAGAAGACGCATGGTCTGGCAAGCGCTCGCCTTGGGAGCAAGTCTTCGTTGCTAATATCATCGACAAATACTTCTTCGCGAAGTGCTCGACTTTGAAGCGACGGAGTAATGGAGAGACAACACTTACGCTTCGGTTCTTCGGCAACAAAGAGAACGTTGCCGTCGCCAAGCACGTCTTCGTGTACCTGAGCCGCACTTTCAGGGACTTGTGGGAGGGCTACCGTCGCGAAACGAAGTCGGGCAAGGGGCTGGCGCGGACCTTCTATCACGGCGTATGGGCCGGCTTCAAGCTCAAGCTGGACATTGAGCGTGCCGTGGAAGTCGCGACGGAGAAGTCAAAGAACGCGCTCGTTGTAATCTCTGACGAGCTGGCTTCTGCTTTCGCGGACCACCACCCCGACCTGAAGTCAGAACGATGCACGAAGGTAAGGCACGATAGCCAAGCCTACAATGCCGGCTACCGCAAGGGGCAGGCAATTAAGCTGCACTCCGCAATCGAGGGTACGTCGCCACTGGCGATTACCGGCTAATACTCCAGGTGAGCGCCCCGGCGGGCAGGGCCGGGGCGCTGCTTCTTCTCTTCTTCTCTCTCTTCTCTTATCACCTAGGCCAAGCAACGTGAGACTGCGTTGAAGGGCCTGAACCAAGACGGCTCATGCGACTCCTGCTATCTGAATCAGAGATACTATGCGCACTTCAATCATCGAAACGACGAGAAGACGGGCTAGTCGAACTGGACCTTCCGGATGGCAGGCTGGTATCTGATAGCAAGCCTGCCTTGCCGCCATTAGTCTTTCTCGATTCCGCGCATACCGTCCAGTGCGGTAAGCGCAGCGCGCGACTCTCTCCCAAGCAGTTCGCGCTGCTGAAGTGCGTCTACGAGCGCCAGAAAGTAAGCTACGAAGAGCTGCAAGACGCTGTCTGGAGGGAGAATGCATCCGATACCCTCATACGCAAGACTGCGTGCAATGCATCGTCAAAATTAGTACGCGCCGGCATCAACGCTGCTCTTTCCACTCGCAATAGCGCTGTGGAAATCGAGCCTCTTGGCTAAGCGACGGTTTGTTACCGTTTCCGTTCACGGTTGTGAACGCACCTCCTGACAACAATGGATTTATCAATCATGTCCATTGCACCTGTCTGGAGCGTATCTCATGCAACTGCTGTCTCTGAAGCAAGTCGCTGAACGCCTCTCGATTTCCGAGACAAGCGTGAAGCGCATGGTGGCCAGCGGAGAGCTGCCATACATCAATGTCGGCGCATCTGACGGGTCGCTGCGGCCGCGCAAGCGGATTAGCGAAAGCGATCTGTTCGCGTTCCTGGAGAAGCGCCGAACGCAGAAGCCGGCCAGAACGGCTCCCGTTCGCCGTCGCCAACGAATCGCCAGCGCAATGGAGGCCGCCGCCAATGTGTAGCAGACGTGTATTCCTGATTACCGAGGATTCGGAGTACGAGATCGGGACCGTCGATATGGTTCTCGACTCCGGCGAGGAAGACGAAGTCTCTTCGCGAGTGATCGGCGTACGGGCCGAGATTTGCCAAGCGATTCGCGACGTTGTAGGCGAACTCGAATTCGGCGACGGCTGCGAAGACCAACAGACAATCACCATTGAATTGAGGTAGGAACAGTGGCCTTCAATCTCGCATCAATCTCAACTGGAGCTGGCCTTCGGCCGCCGCGAATCATTCTGCTGGGAGTCGAAAAGATCGGCAAGAGCACGTTCGCTGCCGGCGCAAACTCGCCTATCGTAATCCCGATCAAGGGCGAAGAGGGAGTGGACGCTCTGAACGTCCCGCAGTTCCCGACATGCCACTCGCTAAGCGACGTTGCCTCGTGCTTCAGCACGCTCAGGGGCGAGAAGCATGAATTCGGGACAATCGTAATCGACTCCGCCAGCGCACTTGAGCCCCTTGTGTGGGCCGACACCTGCGCTCAGTACAAGACCGACTCGATTGAAAAGGTCGGCGGCGGATACGGCAAGGGCTACACGGAGGCAATTTACAGGTGGCGCGCAATTACGGATTGGCTAGACACGCTCCGCGTCGAGCGAAACATGGCCAGTATTCTGATCGGCCACGTCAAGGTGAAGCGGTTCGATGATCCGGCTGGCGACTCGTACGACCAGTACCAGTTCGATATCAACGACAAGGCCGCGAATCTGCTGTACCGCTGGGCAGATGTAATCCTGTTCGCGAACACGAAGGTCGTCGTGAAGAAAGAAGACACCGGCTTCAACAAGACCCACGCTCGCGGGGTCGATATCTCTGGCGGGGCGCGGTTCCTGTACACACAGAAGCGGCCGGCTCACCCGGGCGGAGGCCGAGGGGCCTTCGGTCGGCTCCCGTACGAGCTGCCGCTCTCGTGGGAATCCTTCATGGACGCCGTAGCAGGAGCCATTCCATGAAAGTGACTCGACTACGGGCTTCCGGGGCCGAGGTGTTCTGCGAGCCGCAGCAATACAAGCGGCTCCGCAGCGATCGCGTCCGGCAGTGTGCAGGGTGCGGAAACAAGCTGGAGATCACGAAGTTCCCCAGGTACGTCAACGAGAACGGAGAGGAAACACGCAACGGAGAATGCAAGAAGTGCGTGAGCCGCAGAGTCGCGGCGCAGCGTAAGCGGCTGCGGGCGCTCAGGGCAGAAGTGTGTTGATGATCTGAGTTTGGCAGTAACCATCACCCAGGAGAATCAGAATGGCAGACCTTTCAGGATTGTTCGGCGGGGGATTCGACGCGACTCAAGTTGAGCCGCGAGCCGACTACTCGGCGATGCCCGCCGGAGTCTACCCGGTCGTACTGGAGAAGACCGAGGGCAAGAACACGAAGAGCGGCCAAGGCTGGTACGTCGCGTTTACGTTCGTGATCGTGGACGGCAAGTTCAAGGGCAGGAAGCTGTGGGACAACGTGAACTTCTGCAATCCGAACGAGGATTGCGTGAAGATGGCCCACAAAACCCTCGGCGAAATGTGCCGCGCGATGGGCGTGAAGAAAGTCGAGCGTGACACCGACGAGCTGGTCGGGTTGACGTGCTTGGCCCGCGTGAAGGTCAGGGAAGACCGGAATGAGATCGCGGAATACCTCTCGTACGACCAGTGGGCGGCCAAGCAGGGCGAGCAGGCCAAGGCTCCGGCTGGCCCGGCAATGACTCCGCCGCAGAACGAGACGGCTCCGCCGGCCGCGACAGCGGCTCCGCCAACCGCGCCGGCTGCCGGCTTCACCCCGCCGTGGAAGAAGTAGTTCCCCTTAGCGCTCGCACGGACGTGAGCGAGATCCGCTCTCTTCGAGTGGCGTCGATAGGCAGGGAGGGGCGCGCATTAACGCCCTACGTCACGCCCTGCTGACACGAGAGCGGACTTCGCCCGCGTCCCTGTAACCCACAATGAGGCACCCATGAACATGCAGATCATCCTGAGCCGACGCAACCTTCTTGCAATGCTTCACAAGCTCGAAATGCCGGGAAGCTCACGCACGATCGTCAAGCCGGTACTCGGCGGGAACGTGTGCATCTCGGTCGAGACCGACAAAGAGCACTACGAAGACCGCAAGCGGGGGCCCGGGCTCATGCACCCCGAAACAGAAGCGTTCATCAGCGAAGTCGGCGCGATCCTGGACGCAAGGAAATTTCGCACGTTCGGTTGTTGAGTGACACCTCATTAGCGGCGGAAGCTGGCTGCAAACGGCCCGATTGCGACCGTTGTGCTGCGGGTTCGACTCCCGCCCGCCGCGTGCAACTTAGGTGAATCATGGGCTGGCTTGGCAACATCTTGATCCTCACTGGCGCTTGGAACATCGGGCGCAAGCGCCGGTGGGGTTTTCTGCTCGCGATCTGCGGGAGCGCCTGCTGGATCACGCAGGGGCTCATGACCGGGCAGGCCGACCTGGCTTTTATCGAGACCGCAATGTCGGCCGTGGCAATTCGCAACTTCATTTTATGGGGCAAACATGCGTAGCGTCCTTTTCGGCGTAGCACTGGCAGTGGCAGTTGCGCTGCTGACCTTATTCCTGTCTGTGCTCGCAATACTCACAACAGCACTAAGAGGCATCCAACCGTGACCGACACTCAACGAATGCTCATTCTCATGGAGCTGGCCAGCGAACTGGCCTTACGCAAGCTCGCCGAAGATGAGGCTAAGGCTCTGCGAATCGAAACCGAAGAGCGGATCGCTGAGCTGATCCCCGGCCCGGAGAAGGGCGCAAAGACCGTCACGCTGAAGGACGGCCGCAAGATCACGGTCGAGCGCGGCTTCAACTACAAGGCCGACTGCAATGCGATTGAATCGCTTTTCGCCAGCGAGGGCGAGACCCGCTTCGCGCCGGTCAAGACGAAGACGACGCGCGAACTGGACCCGACCGGGTATCACTGGTACGAGACCAATGACCCGGACACGTTCAAGCTCCTGGCTCAGCACGTCACCGTGACCCCGAAGAAGACCTCCGTCGCACTGAAGGTGAAGTAGTGGCTGATATCACGCATTGCATTCCGAAAGAGACCGAAACCGTAAAGCGGATCTACGACCACTATAAACGCGAGGGCGATTCCGAGCGCCCTCGCGGCTACCTGGGTGCGTCGATCATCGGGCATCCATGCGAGCGGTATCTGTGGTACACGTTCCGCTTCTGCTGCCGACCGGAATTCGACGGCCGCATGTACCGGCTATTCGAGACCGGCGACCTGGAGGAAATCCGCTTCGTGAAGGATCTTCGCGCCATCGGTTGCACGGTCCATGAAGTGGACGATACCGGACATCAGTTCGCAATCTCTGACCACGGCGGCCATTTCTCTGGCCACCTGGACGGTGCCCTGCTTGGCGTTCCAGAAGCCCCGAAGACCTGGCATGTCGGGGAGTTTAAGACGCATAGCGCGAAGTCGTTCGCGAAGCTGAAGGTCGAGGGCGTCAAGAAGTCCAAGCCTCAGCATTACGCCCAGATGATGGTTTACATGCACAAGACCGGCATGAAGCGGGCGCTGTACCTGGCACGCAACAAGGACACGGACGAGCTGTACAGTGAGCGGATTCGGTACGACAAGGACGAGGCCGAGGCCCTGATGGCGCGGGCCCAGCGGATCATCACCAGTACGACTCCGCCGGCAAAGCTCAGCGATCGGCCGGATTGGTGGGAGTGCCGCTATTGCGATGCACGCAACCTCTGCCACGGCAATCACGATGGACCGGCGCTGCCGGTGCCAGAGATCAACTGCCGGCAATGTTGCCACGCAACGCCGTGCATGGACGGCCAGGCCCGCTGGCAGTGCGAGAAGCACGGCCGCAGCTTGTCTCCGGAAGACCAGTCCCGCGCCTGCTGGGATCACCTGTGCCTTCCCGGACTAATCTCGTTCGCGGAGCCTACCGACTACAAGAGCGAAGATGGGAAGGACGCTATCGAATTCACCTGCGCGAACGGCAGTAAGTTCCTGCACGGCCGGGGGCATTACTCCACGCAAGAGTTGACGAAGCTGCCAGCCAGAACGTTACTCAACCCAATGGTCGCGGCTGTGAAGCAGGGTCTCGGGGCTACGGTCACGAGCTACTGTGCCGACGATATCCTGCACCGCTACCCCGAGAGCGATAGCCGGATCATTTGGAAAGGACCAGCAGCGAAGCTGGGTTCGACCTGGCTAGGCGAGTACGGCGAAGAGCTGTCGGATATCGCGCCGATAGCGCGGTGCGACTGCGAAGAATACGCGGCGGCGGAATTCATAAACAGCCGCGTAGCGATCTTCTGGAAGAACAGGCCGGTCGGTTCCGATAACTGCGAGATCCGGGAGGGCATCTCGTGAGCTTCATCCTTCGCCAGTACCAGACCGAAGCAATCGACGCGCTGCATAAGTACGTCTGCACGAGGGACGGCAATCCGTGCGTAGTGCTCCCAACTGGCGCGGGGAAGAGCGTCGTCATGGCCGGCGCGATACAGAAATGGAAGGCCGAGCACCCTCCGCTACGCGCTTGCGTGCTCGCTCACCGCAAGGAGCTGGTGGAGCAGAATGCCGAGAAGCTGCTGGCTATCTATCCGGAGTGCGGGATCGGACTGTTCTCGGCTGCCCTGCGCCGCCGCGACTACGACGCGCCGATCCTGTTCGCGTCGATTGATTCGGTCTACAAGAAGGCCGGCGAGTTTGCTCCGTTCGATCTTCTGTTTGTCGATGAAGCACACAGGATTCCCCCGGCCGGCGAGGGGAAGTACCGCAAGTTCATTACTGAATGCAAGAGATTCAACCCCAGCCTTCGCGTTGTTGGCTGGACCGCGACCCCGTACCGCATGGGCTGCGGTGCGATATGCCACAAGGACCACATACTAAATGAGGTTTGTTATGAAGCGCACATTTCTGATCTGATTCGCGACGGCTACTTGTGCAGCCTCCGGTCTAAGGTCGGTGTCACGAGGCCCGACCTGACCGGGGTTAAACGCAATAGCGGCGGAGATTACATCACCAACTCCCTGGCTAAGGCGACGAACAACGGGGATATCGTTTCCTCCGCCATCGCTGAGGCTATGCGAATTATCTTGGCCGAGAACCGCAAGACAGCCGTGTTCTTCTGCGTTGACGTGGAGCATTGCGTCAGGGTCTCCCAGGAGCTTCGCAAGCATGGGGTCGTCGCGCCGTTCGTCACCGCGCAGACGAAGCAAGATGACCGCGACCAGATGGTTCGCGATTTCAAGGCGAACAAGATCCGCGCGGTCTGTAACGTGAACGTACTAACCGAGGGATTCGACGCGCCGCATATCGACGTGATCGTGCTCTTGCGACCGACACTCTCCGCTGGGCTATACGCGCAGATGGTTGGGCGCGGGCTGCGGTTGCATAGCAGCAAGACCGACTGCCTCGTGCTCGACTTCGCCGGCTGTATTGACGAGCACGGCCCGCTCGACATGCTTGGCCGCGAGAAGGTCGCGCAAGTTGTGTGTGAAGAATGTCGGGAGACATTCTCCAAGGCCGTTCGGGTTTGCCCGCAATGCGGCTGGGAGGTGCCGAAGCGGCTGGTCGATCGGGCTGAGGCCGAAGAGCGAGAGAAGCGGCTTCACGGAATCGCGCCATCTGAAAAGTCAATCTTGTCTGGCCTGCCAGAGACTATCGCCGTCGATTCGGTGTTCGTCTCGCGGCATGTCAAGCCGGGGTCGCCGGACTCCATCAAGGTCCAGTACCGCTGCGGACTGTCCGTGTTCCGCGAGTGGGTCTGTCTGGATCACCCCGGCTACCCCGGCCAGGCCGCCAGACTGTGGTGGCACGCAAGGATAGGCGGGAAGGTTCCGACCGTCAACGAAGCGCTGGGCAGTCTTTTCCTGTCGCAGCAGTTACTCGAATGGACGAAGACGATCACCGTCAAGAAGAACGGAAAGTATTACGAAGTCATCGGCTACAACAGGCCGCTGCCGAAACAACAGGAAGCACTATGCTAGAACACGCACTGAAGTATGCGGCGCTCGGCTGGAAGATATTTCCCTTGGCACCAGGACAGAAGACGCCCATCACGGCGCATGGAGTAAAGGACGCGACCAGTGACCCGGAGCAGATCCGCCGCTGGTGGACCGACTGGCCGACCGCGAACATCGGCCTGGCTTGCGGGAGCGAGAGCGGGGTGTACGTGATCGACGTTGATATCTCCGCCTCCGGGGAGATTAACGGGCTAGTTTCTCTTGAGCAATTCCCGGCGCTCCCGGACACCGTTCGCCAGGACACGCCGCGCGGCGGGTTTCACGCCTTCTACCAGACGAGCGATCCGCCAGCCAACCGAAACGGCTTCCGGCCCGGCATCGACATTCGGGGGACCGGCTATTACGTCGTACTCGCTCCGTCGATCCATCCCAACGGAGGCCGGTATTCCTGGGCCGCCGGCAGCGACCCTTGGGAGCACCCACTGGCCGAGTATCCTGACTTCATGCGGCCCGTGAAGCGAGCCCCGTGGGTCGCTCCGCCGGCCCCGGCGCAACCCATGCCGCGAGTCCACGATGACGATATCCTGCGCCGCGCCAGCGCCTATCTGGCAACGTGCGAGCCAGCCATCCAAGGCTGCGCCGGCCACGATAAGCTGCTTCGCGCCGCCGGTTGCATGATCCACGGCTTCATGCTGAGCGACAGCCAGGCCCGCGATCTGCTGGTGCGGGAGTACAACCCGCGCTGCGTGCCGCCGTGGAACCTGGCGGACCCCAAGGACGAGAAGGACTTCAACCGCAAAATCAGCGAATCACGGAAGAACCCGCCGCAGAAGTCGCAAGGCTGGCTGCTGTACGAGTCCGGCTATGTCCAGCCCGACAATCCGGAAATGTCACGAGAGCATATCAACAAGATCGTCGCGTACATGCAAGCGAAGCAGGCGGGCCGGGCGGCCGGGCCGCGTCCCGAGCCGACGCCGCCGCAGCCCGAGCCGGTCGAGCGCGACGGGGAGCTTGAATTTCTGTGCAAGCCGACCGGGCTGGCCGGGGAAATCTGCTCGTGGATGAATGCGACGGCGATCCGGCAGCAACCGTTCTTATCCTTGGCCTGCGCACTGACATTCATGGGCGCGCTGTTCGGCCGCAAGATCGAAGACGAGCTGGGCGGAAGAACGAACCTGTATTGCATGGGGGTCGGTCCATCTTCATCTGGCAAGACGGGAGCCATCAGGCAGATCCGCAAGTTATGCGCTGCGGCCGAATGCACGAAGCTACTTGGCGGAGACGGTATCACCTCCGATTCAGCAATCGAAGATCGCGTGTCTCGCGAGGCGTCTACGCTATTCCTGTGGGACGAGATCGGCCTACTGCTATCGTCGGTCAAGTCCGGAACCTCTTGCCAGTCTCAAGTCATCTCGTGCTTGATGAAACTGTACTCGGCCGCTGGCGACGTGTACAAGGGCCGCGAGTACGCCGACGCGGAGAAGCAGCGCACAATCACTCAGCCGTGCTGCTGTATCTACGGCACGTCCACACCCGAACGATTCACTGACGGAATATCGCAAGCCGAGCTACAGGACGGGTGGATTGGCCGCTGCCTCGTGTTCTGCTCAGACTCGATACCAGAGAAGACTCGCGTTCGCAATGCTCCGCCTCCGCCTGACTCTGTTATCGAGAAGGTGCGCGCCTGGTTTGAGCGCGGAAAGACGCAGCCTCCGGCCGGAACGCGGATCGACTCCATCGTGTCATGGAATGGCGAGGAATACGAATCCGCTCCGCCAAAACCGATGGTTGTTCCAACGTCGCCAGAAGCCGAGCGTATCTTCGTTGACTTTGACGCCGAGACAGCGCGATACGGACGAGAGTTTTCGGCCCTTGCTTGCTTGTGGGCCAAGGGCGAGGAGAACGCGCGTCGCATCGCTCTTATCATTGCTGCCGGCGATAACTTCGACAGCCCGATCATCAGCGCCGCGAACGCGGATTACGCCTGCCGGCTGATTAAGTATCTGCTGAATCACTTCGGAACCAACGTAGTGCCTGAGATCGTGACGTGCGAGACCGACGCAAAGAAGCGCCGAGTTATCTCCGTAATCAGGGACGCCGGGATCAATGGGATTCCGAAGTGGCTGCTCACGCGCAAGACGCAATGGGCTAAGGGGCCTGAGCGGGGGCACATGATCTCCGATCTGGCGGAGGCTGGGGAGATCGCATCCGCGCCGCATGGTGACGGGATCTCGTTCTGGACTGCGGAGAACTACCAGAAATTCATGGCGAAGAAGAAGGAAGGCGAACAGTGCAAGAGTCAGTAACCATCATACTCCCGCTGCCGGCCAAGGTGCTTCAGCCGAACTGCACGGTCGCCACTATCGGCGGGCGGTTCGCTAAGGCCAGCGCCACGAAGCGTTATCGTCGGCTGGCATGTGATGCAGTGGAAGCTGAGGGTATCGAGTCGATGCCCTGGCAGAAGGTGCTCGTGAAGGCAGACTTCTTCTATGCAACAAACCGACGCCGTGACCAAGACAACGCGATGGGCTCGCTCAAGGCCGCCTACGACGGACTCAGGGATGCCGGGCTGGTAGTTGACGACGATTACGAGCACATGAAACGTGAGTCACCGACATTCTCCATCGACAAACAACACCCAAGAGTAGTGCTTACTATCACGAGGATTGAATGATTCCGCACTCAGTAGAAGAACGAATTAAGAGACTCCTGAAGGAAGGCGTCAGCTACAAAAAGATAGCTGCGACTGAGGGCGTATCACGCGCAACCGCGAAACGTATCGCGCGTGTATGCGACATTGCAGCCAGGGTTGACGAGAAAGCTAATCGCGAGATACGCGGCCTGCTCCTTGCGAAGTGGCCCGTTGGTGCCATCGAGGCCAGGACGAGGGTGCCGAAAAGCGTCATCTCAGCGATTCGTAGGACGATGTACCTGCGACACGGAACCAGTAAGCCAGTAGTGACCGAGGGCGACCCAAGGAAGTGCCCCACCTGCAAGGCGATCATCTTCATGGATCGCAGCCAGGAAGCCGGCAGGACGTGGAATCTATCGTCCGCAACAAGCGACAGATGCAGGGAATTCCATGCGCTGCTGTGCGATGTAGTGTCACTGAATGATCTCAAGGTCGTAACTAACCCGCTGTTTTATCACCTAGCAACCCGAATCGAGAAGGCACTGGAGGAAGCGAATGGCTAAGGCGCGAATGACCGTTGACCAACTCCTGCAAGCAGCCGTACCTGAGCGGCCGAAGCGCAATTGGTTCTTCCAGCTCTCGGAGAAGGATCAGCAGTACATACGATCCGTCGCCGAGGCAATGCGCACGACGCCAGATGCAGCGCCGTGGGTTGTCGCTCGGCTTCTGAAGGACCAACTCGGCATCAATCGTACTTGTGTCGCTATCGTACGCACCCTCAAGGAGCTGATCGCTAATGGTTAGAAAGAACCCGAAGGAACTCATTGACGCCGCCCGTTCCGAGACCGCTGGCATCGAACTGACGAAGGCCCGCGACGAGGTCGCCCGCTGGCGCAGGAAGTACGAAGAGGCCATCGACTCGGCGATCTCTCTGGAGCGGAGGGTCGAGGCGCTAGTCTCCATCGGCGGAGCGCCGAGCATCCAGAGATTCGAGCGGGCCAAGGTGAAGAAGTCCAAGGGAGTCGCGGCCGTTGTTCCGGCCACGGACTGGCACGTTGAGGAGCGGATCTCGGCCGAGGCTGTCAATGGCAAGAACCATTTCGACCTGGCCGAGGCCGAGGCCCGCATCAAGCGGTTCTACGCCAAGGTGCTTGAGCTGATCGACTGGCAGGGCTCGCTCGCTCCGGTTGTTGAGCTGTGGCACCCGCTACTGGGCGATCTGCTGTCGGGCTACATCCACGAAGAGTTGATGGAGACCAACTCACTGAGCCCGACTGAGGCGTGTGTGTTCCTCCAGGAAATGATCTGTTCGGGGATCGACCTATGGCAGCGCGAGACGAAGCTGCCGATCTTCGTGCCTACGTGCGTCGGCAATCACGGGCGCACCACGGTCAAGAAGCGGATCAAGACCTCGTGTAAGAATAGCTACGAGTGGCTGCTGTACAAGACACTGGCGAAGTATTACGCCAGCTCGACCCGGGTGTACTGGCAAGTCGGCCAGGGCTACCACAACACCCAGACTATCATGGGCCGCCGTGTCCGCTTCCACCACGGTGACGGACTGCGGTACATGGGCGGGGTCGGCGGGATCACGATTCCCGTCAACAAGTCCGTCGCTCAGTGGGACAAGGTTGACCCGGTGGATTTCGACGTGTTCGGCCACTGGCATACGTTCCTGGCCCACTATCCCAAGTGGGTCTCGTGCGGGTCGCTGATGGGCTACTCGGAATACTCGGTCGAGATCAAGGCCGAATTCCAACATCCGACCCAGACGTTCATCGTGATTGACCGGCAGTACGGCCTGACCCAAGCGACCCCCATCTTCCTGACCAAACCCAAGAGAAAGGGCAACTGATGAGTAGCATCACACTGAAGGACTCCGGAACGCGATCTGAGTTTAGCACCGGCGCGGTGCGTGACGGCCAGGAAGGCAAGGGGCGCATGGATCTCCTGCCGGTGCGGGCGATCCTCGCTGTCGCCAAAGTCTACGAGGCCGGCGCGAAGAAGTACGCCGCTCGCAACTGGGAGAAGGGCATCCCGCTCTCCCGCTACATGGACTCCGGCCTGCGCCATGCCATGAAGTGGCTGCGCGGCGACCGCGACGAGCCGCACCTGGCTCAGGCGTGTTGGAATTTCCTCTGCCTGCTCGACACGGCCGAGCGGATTGACGAGGGGCTTCTGCCGGCCAGCCTGAACGATCTGCCGCCGGGGCTGACGCATCCGATTGGAGAGGAACTTTCGCCAGCCAAGAGAACTCCACTCTCGCCCCCGCCGGTACAGGGAGAAGATTACTGATGTGCATAAACAGAGTCTTCCTTGATCTCGACGACGTTCTGAATACATTCGCTCCGCACGCGCTGCGGAGCGTGGGGTGCCCGATCGGGTCGAGCGACTACAGCTCGTACCCGATCGAAGCTGGGTGGAACATATCGCAAGCGGCCGGTATGCTGCACCCTACCGATGTGTTCCATCCGTCCGCGTTCTGGGCGGAAATGAAGCGGGAAGTCTGGGCAACCATTCCGAAGTCGCCCCAGTTCTGGCCGCTGATCCGCCTCGCTCGTGATGCAGTCGGACCCGAGAATGTATTCATCCTCACGACGGCAACGCTGAGTCCGGACTGTCTGGCTGGCAAGCTCGAATGGATTCGCGAGCATTGTCCGGAATACTTCCGCCGCCAGTTCTACATGGGCGGGCCGTACAAGCGCCTTCTCGCCGGCCCAGGTGCGCTGCTCGTTGATGACAACGAGGACAACTGCCGGGAGTTTTGCGAACACGGAGGCAGCGCGATTCTGTTTCCTCGGCCGTGGAACATTCTGCGGCACGTCAAGGAAGGCGATATCGAAGAGTACCTGAGAAGCTGCTTCGAGCTAGAGACGATGGAGGAAGCATGAATACAAAGGACTGGCGTGCGCTGATTCGCAATCTGCGCCGATGCTTTCCGACCCAGGGGGCCGTGCGAGTCCTTCGCCGGCCCCGGGTGCGGCACAGCGGCATGACGATCGGCCTGGCTAGCGGAGACTTCCGGATCTACGTCGATAGCCTCGGCGACCCGCAGAGCCAGGTCGATACACTATTGCACGAGTGGGCTCACGTCCTGGCGATCGAAGAAGCATACGAGCACCGTGGTAGGTGGTCGGCCTTCCACGGGGAAATCTACGACGCTTGGGCGCGGGACTTCAACACAGGAGAGACTGAGTGAAGCACACCTTGATTCACGGGGACTGCCTTAATAGCTTGCGGGTGGGCATGTATGATACGATCTTTGCCGACCCTCCGGACAATATCGGATTGAAGTACGATAGCTACAAGGACAAGGCCCCGGAAGGCGATTACATCGACTGGCTGTATCGGTGCATCAGCCTGTTCGTCATTCACGCAAGGTCGGTGTGGGTGAGCTACAACTCCAGGTGGTCGTTTGCTGTGGGCTGGAAGGTTTACGAGCTGCTGCGCGAATACCCGCTGCTTGAGGCGAAGCATTGCGTGCAGACCTTCACCTTCGGCCAACACAACCACCGCGACCTCGGCAATAATCATCGGCCACTGCTGCGCCTCCGTTGGAAGAACGCGCCGCTATTCCCGGACTCGGTTCGTGTGGCATCGTGGCGAATGCTGAACGGCGACAAGCGAGCCAATCCGATAGGCCGCGTGCCCGGTGACGTGTTCGACTTCCCCCGCGTCACGGGCAACTCCAAGCAGCGTCGGGCCTGGCACCCGACTCAACTGAACGAGGGCCTTGTCGAGAGGTGCCTGAAGCTGACGACACCGCCCGGCGGCACGGTGCTTGATCCGTTCGGCGGCACGGGAACAACGCTCCGCGTGTGCGAGCGCCTTGGGTTCGGCTGCACGCTGATCGAACTCGACCGGAAGTATTGCGACAAGATCGCAGAAGAGCACAGCCTTGCCGTGCAGTGATGCCGCGAGCGCATGAAAAAGGCCCGCCAGTGCGGGCCTTTTTCATTAGGCAGCAAGCGGGTCTCGTGCGAGCATTCTCCGCACGGTGCGTTCGTTCCACGGCTTACCGCGACATAGGCCGATCGTCTGAGTCAGTAGATCGGCGATTACCTCCGAATTCCACCCGTGATCCCGCAGCTCCCGTGCCTTGCGAATCGCAAGCTGTTCTCCGGGGTGCTCGACCAGCCGCTTCCCTTCCACTCGATACCCGACCGGCACTTTGCCGTGCCACTCGCCCCGCGCCTTCTTCTTCGCGAGCCCTGCCTTCGTTCGTCGGGCGAACCTGGACCGCTCATAAGCAGCGAAGGCGGACATGATGTTCTGGAACAGCTCGCCCTCGGGCGTCGAATACCCTGGCGATCCGTCCGCGAACTCCAGTGTCGCCCCGGTGCGCTCGACCTCGAATCTGATCGTCAGCGCCACGAGCATGTCGCGTGCCATTCGATCATTCACGTCAACGAGCAGTACCATCCCAGGCTTCAATGAGGACAGCGCGTCCTGAAGTCCGGGTCGATCGAAGACGCGGCCGGTCACCGCCTTGTCGGAGTATACAGCCACGATCTCGTAGCCGTGACGATCGCAATACACGCGACAACGCTCCTCTTGCTTCTCGCACGAGTCGCATTCCTGGGCGTTGGGGCGTGGGCTGAAACGGGTGTAGATCACTGCTTGCTTCATCGGTGCCTCTCTCTGATGCTCGGTCTAATGTTGCTTCTTCCTCTTAACTGGCTTGGCGTCTCGCGCAGATTCGTCCTTCTTCTCTTCGTCAGCGATACAGAACGCCGGTAGTATCGGGGATTTCGGCGGAAGTGCCGACTCTTCATCGTGGTTAGTTGCTTCAAGGATCATCTTCACGTCGCAGCCGATAACATCAGCTACGGCTGCAATTGAGGCGATCTTCGTGTTCGCGTCATCGCCTAACAGTCGCACAACGGTTCCTTCGGACAGGCCAGTCCTTCGTGCAATCTCTCTCTGCGTAAGCCAACTCTCAAGAACTCTGTGTCGCAATTCGTTGCGTACGCGCGGGTGCAAGACGTATCGCTTCATAATTGCTTCTTTCTGGTAAAAACTCTCTTTAATCAAACGAAGACGCTAACTCCATGATATCTGGAACCGGCGATTAAATCAAGAGTCTTCTCCGTACAACCACTTCCTGGCCACGTCCGACACTGCCTTCAATCTCTGAAGCTCATTGATGTTGAACTGAACATAATGCTTCCTGCGAATGCCTTTTCTGGCGTGTCCCATCGTCAGGTCTACCATCGCTTGGTCAGGAACAGAATCAACAATGGTCGCGTAGGTATGGCGGAGGGAGCCTAAACCTGCGCCGGCAGGCCGCTTCTCGGAATCTCCAACCAATCTGTCGAACCGACCATACATCGCCTGCGCCCCTCTTGGTCCGTACGGCTTTCCGCCAGTCAGCAGCAATCTCCTCTCTTTTTCGCTAGCCGGCTTCCTGTAGTTGTCTCGGTAGTCAACGATCGCCTCAACGGTCTCTGGCCACAAGACGGCCATGCGAGGCCGCTTTGTCTTAACCCTGCGGAAATCGTGGTATGGAATATCACTATCTAAGTGTAGGTTGCCCAACGTGATTTCTACCGTATCTCCCTGGTAAAAACCGCAGTTGATCCCCAGTAGAACCGCTACCTTCAGCGCAGGCTTTGCAGCCCCCAGAATCGACAAGATCAGCTCCCTGTCAAGGAACCGACCCCTGCCGGACTGCTCCTGTTCGGCCTCGATCAGCTCCAGCTTCGCTGGCCGGAAGCGGCCGTAGTTTGGTTTCGGGGTTCCCGCTACATCAGCGCCCCAGGAGAACACTGCCTTGATATCGGCTATTCTCGTGGCCTGCGATCTGAGCGACAGCTTGGAATCTACCAGCACTTCTTTAATCTTCTCAAAGTGGCCGGGGGCAAGTAACCTGACCGGCATACCGAATAGGCCAGCGGCCTTGAAGATTGCCGGAAGCGGGCGATAGTGGGTCCGCGTCCACATTGACAGCTCACCCGCCTCGATTCGCTTGTCAACATCCTTGAGGTGAGCAGTCAGCAGCTCGCCGACCGTCATGCCCTCGGCGCAGGTGGGAGGTTCGACACCAGCCAGTAGGTAATCTTTCTCGGTAAGCCAGAGCTTCAGCGCACGGTCGGGGTCGCCCAGAGCGCCGAAGTAGCGGACCTTCCCCTTAATCCTCCGTGACCATTGGCCGGCGGGGTGAACAGTCAGCGGGAAGTCCGGTCGATTGCGCTTCCACTCGCGGAACTCCTCCACGAGGGTCTGTCTGGTTTTGTGCATACGTCGCTCGCTCACTCAAGTGTAGTTTACCCAAGTTGCCTACACTCTAGGGTAATTCCCGAGGCGCGAGCGTACAAGTGAGCGTAGCCGGGAAAAGCGTACTTTCCGTGATATTTCGTAAACTATTTCCTGCACAATTGTTACTAAGCGACAATCCAGAACGTCTGCATCTCAGTAATAGATAGAAATTACGTTCCGTAATCCTTCGCAAATCGTTTTGAATTAGGGACTTACGAAGACGGTCGGCAACCAGAAATCGGTCGATAGAGACCGATAGAATTTGAGGGAAAGCGTATGTACACTGCCACCCATTAGCGTGATTTCTCCAATAAGAAAGGCCGCCTTGGTGGCGGCCTTGGTGAATGCCCGCTGTGTGCCCTAGGACCGCTTCCTAGGGCAATCCTGTACGGCCGTGGCTAGTTTGTCAAGGCCACGATTAAGCGACCGTAGCGAGCGCCTGAAGTCCCTGCGAGCCCTGTCCTGTTCAGCCAGGAACGCAGCCGTCGCGTCCCTCTGCGCCTTGAGGTGGGCGGGAAAGGCGCGGGCCATGAGATACCAGAGCATGGACCCCAGGATTGTGAGTGCGGTGTACTGCACGGCCGGCTCCGGGAGCCCGACCGCGAACACGCTTGCGATTACTCCGTACGCTGCCAAACGCATCCCTACCTCCGCACTAGTCGAACGACCTCTAAAATGTCATGAGTGGAAGCCGGCTCCCTGCCCGGCGCGAACACGAAGAAGCACGGGACCGACGCCACGCCATACCGCTTTGCAATGTCTGGCTGCCGGTCAACGTCGATCACCTGCACATCTACCCCGGCAGTGGCGATACACAGAAGCGCAGGCTTGGCCTGCCGGCACGGCCCGCACCAGGCAGCCGTGAACGCAACAACCCTCACCTTCGGTGCAGACGGTACTTCCGTCCCACACCCGGCGATCGTCGCGACCAGCAGCGCCAGAACGAACAAAAGATTCCGCATAGCCGTCTCCTATGGAACCGGCCGGTCGCGAGTAGACTAAACGCGACCGGCCGGAGCTGTTCTACGCGATCACTCCGTTTCGCGTGTGATTAGGCAACGGGGACGACGGCCGGGGCCGGGGCCTGCTTAATGACGCTGGCGTCGTCAGCCTTGGTGGCGTCGGCCAGCTTGGCGGCAATAAAGGCCCGTCCACTCTCGCTCTTCAGCTTGGCGGCCAAGACGGAATCGAAGACCTTACCGAACTCAGCGACCACGGCTTCCTCGCCATCCAGGAACAGGCGGGCCAGTTCGTTGATCTTCACGGCCATGCCGCTGTAATCGCCGACCGAATAGTCCACGAGGAATTCGGGTGTCCGCTTCAGGCCGAGGTTGGCCAGCACAGCGGCCAGCTTCGCAGCGCCGCGACGACGGTTTTCGATCTCGGTGTCTTTGCGGAATAGCCACGCGACAACGGCGGCGGCCAGAACGAACGCGAGAACGGACAGCAGGACGATTTCAAGGGTAGTCATACTTCAGAAGCCTTTCGTTTGGATCGTGATGGAAAAACGGGGAACCTTGAGGCGCGCTTACATCTTCGCGTAAGTGCGCTTCCACTGACGGACGAGACCGACGCAACCTCCGGCAAACATGCAGCCGGCCACGATGGCGATGATCGCACCGGGAGGGAGAGTCGCTGGGGCGGGCTCATCCACAACCGGCGGGCCGATGAAGTCATTAAGCGGAGGCGCGGGCGGATCGACTCTGGGCGGCATGGGCGCTGGCTCTGGCGCGGGGGCGGGGGCCGGTCTAGGTCGGCACCGATTGAATGGGCACGGGAGCTGCGCGTTCCTGACAGCGTTAGCGATCTCACTATACAGCTCAGCGGGCGTACTAGGGATCAGCCGGCCAGTTCGCTCGTAGATCACTACGCCATCTGGCATCTGCATTCGTACGGTCGGCAGTTCTCTAATCGTCGCAGCGTAGCGATCGCGGAACGTGGCGGTGTCGTCGTTCACGATGTAGAAGTGGACTTGCTTCTTCAGCGTGTTCAGTTTCTCGTGCGAATAGAAGAAGCTCAACGTCTTGGCGTAGACCGGATCATTCACGTTGCCGACAATGCTCAGGTGCCACTTCGCGCCGTCGTTCGGCAGATCAACTACGCGCTCTTCGGCCGCCGGTGCGATCGCTGCAAACAGCGACACGAGGCACACGGCTGCGAGCAGCACTAGTGCGGTTTTCAGCAGGACACTTTTCATGCGTCTCTCCTCTTGTTGGGAATGGAAAAGGAACTAACGTCTCGGTGAAACAGGCAGCGGCGCGGCGGGGGTATACACTGGCGTAACCGCCCAGCCGCGACTTGCCTTCCAATGTGCAATAAGAACGTCCCGGCGAATCCAAAGGAATTCGCTCGTGTTGTTGTTGTCCAACAGCGCGGCCCACTCGGCGTCCAAGTGAACGAGGGCGACCATGTGAGCGCCGCCCATGACCGTGATGCCGCAACCGCGCCGCGTTGTGCAGGCCCACTCCAGGAACTTCACGTCTCCGTCCGTGGTGTACGCATAGCGAACGCCTTCTCGGTCTAGCTTTTCAGCGAGCCGCCAAGGGTTCTCTCCGTCCGCGTACTTCTGCTTCCAATACTCGGCCATGTACTCGCGGCCCTGCCAGCGGAACAGCGACACCATCGTCGCGTGAACGCACGAGCCTTCGCCTTCTGGCCCGAGCCAGTTGCCCTGCCGCCACGAAGGCGGGATATTGACAGCCGGGCGCTCTTGGCCGAACGCCGCGTGACAGATAATCAAGGCGCAGAGCAAAAGGTACAGGGCCGCCAGGATTCTCACTACTCTCTTCACTACTTCAGTCTCCTCGGCTTATAGACGATATTCCTGCGCCGCAGCGCACGCATCAGCTTGTTCGGACTCCACTGGCTTGCGTTAGTGGTCGAGAACAGCCCGATATGCGAGTACGGCGCAGCGGTCAGTTCCGAACAGAACAACATCCCGAAGTCTTCGTCGTGCAGCAGCGACATGACGCGAGCGAACAGTAGGCCGCCAGCGCGGATCGCGCCGCTATTGTCGTACGGCCGTCCGATCAGGTTCATGAGGAAGCCGGTTAGCCGCCTATCTTCGTGCCGGTACAACGGGCGGTACAGCGGGTAGTGCCATACGCGACCGTTGTAGCTCTTGAGAATGTCCTCCAGCTTGTGTGCCTGGACGCCAACGACAGTCTTGCCGGCGATCTCGCACGGCATGGTCGAGTCGTCCGTGCTCTCGAATAGCAAGAGTCTCCCGTCCCTTGCGCGGGCCACGATGCCTACATGACTGAGACTCCAGAAGGGAAGCCCGAACGTGCAGATGTTGATGAGCACACTATGCCAATATCGCCCCGAAAAACCGATAATATCTCCGGCTTTAATGTCGCTAGTGGGCTTCACGGGATCACCACGAAGAGGGCGAGACGAGTGTATATATCTATTATGACGGAGGCCGCTTAGGGAAGGCTGCGTTTCGTTCTCCCCGCGCGGGCCTGTGCCGTCTCGGGCTTCACGCCATGCGACCGCATCCTGGAGTATGCAAGGTTCCTGGCGACTTCGCTGTTCACGCCCATCGCGCGCAGGTAGCTCGCGGCTGCGGCAGCTTCCTTGTACGACTTCGGGCTGCTATTGGACGCTGCTACAGCCTTCTGCGCGATATGCTTCCGCACGGCCGACTGAGCCTCGCCGGGTACTACCGAGGGATCAGCCAGCGGGTTGGGGTAGCGGGCCAGGGGGTCGCGGCCGAGGGCGGCCCGCGCCAGACCGATCAGCGCCAGGTCGGTCTGGGTCTTGTCATCCTTGGACAGCGACCGGGCGGCCTTCCGTATGTCGGTCATCAGCGCCGAGACGTATTGCAGCTTCCGCCACTCGTTCAGATCGCCAGCCTCTTCTCCGCGCAGTCCGCCCGACTCGTGCGCTTTGTCGATCGTTTCCTTGTGCGCGTAGAAGTCGTCAACGCTCTTCGCGTAGTCCTTCTTCAGCGATAAGCCTTTCAGCCCAGGCACGTCCGCCATGCCCCATTCACTGCGGTCGATCAGCTTGTCGATCGGTGCATTGATCTTGCTGTACAGCCCGCCGCTCAGGCCGTTAGCCAGGTGGTCGATGTTCGCTGGGCTCAGGCTCACCTTCCCGCCGCTCGCATCGTGCAAGGTGCGGGCGACTTCCTTCGCGAACTTCGACGTGTACTCATAAAATTGATCCTGGGCCTGGAGCTTCTGAAGCGACTGGGAGATGATCGGCCGATCACGGAACGAATCCCAGTTGAACATCGTTTCAAACAGCGGCGTCACTCCGCCCGGCAGAGACCCGGGGTTCATGCTCATGACGACCTGGCTCGCCCATCGCTTCATCGCGTCCGGGTCTTTGTCGTACATCGCGTCAAGCATTCGCTCGATTCCGCTTTCGAGCACGCCCCACTCCTGCGACTTCGGAATGCGGAAGGCCGGGTTGCCTTCGGAATCCTTCAGCACGAAGAAGTTGTCTAACCACTCAGGCCGCTCTTTGTAGTCGTCGTCATCGTGCCGGCTAAGCCAGTACACGATAGCCACCGGAACGATGCTCATGGCAACGCGCAGCGCCGTGCGAGTCGGCTTGTCCTTGAAGGTGCGGATCACCTTGTCTAGGCCCTCAAGCCGCGCGTTGAAGAACGGGATGTAGTAGTTGAGGTATCGCCCCCACTTACCCATACGCCGGAAGTCAACGGTCACGTCATGCGCCGCGTTGATCGCTCGAATCAACACGGACATGGGCGGAGTCTGGCCCGCCTCCACTCGCTCAAGCCACCCTTCCTTCTTCAGGATCGCAGAGAACTCTGCGATACGCGGAGCGATCTCAGACGTACCGGCAATGTTAAGCGCGGTCGCAAGCCTGCTCGGCCTGCCGGCCAGAGTCCGGCGGACTCCCTTGCGTAGCCGGTTGCGATCCAGGCCGGCGTAGGTCGAAAGCTCGCCGCCCATCTTGCGGAACAGCTCGACAACTCCATCACCCTTCTCGCCGGCCGCGTGCCGCAGCTCCGACACTACGTAGGCCGCCGCGTACTTCGCCGGATCGAACGCACCCTTCAGGCCCTTCTCGCCCTGCATCAGGAAGGTCTGGAAGTCGCGGGCGACGTTGCTAAGGATGAAGTCCGGGTTGAGCCGGGTCGCACCCAGCTTCAGCATTCCCGTCAAGGCACGGGCCGTGCGAGTCGCCAGGTCAAGGTTCTGTAGAGTATCGAGGCCGCCGAGCGCCTGAGCCAGCTCCGGGTGGACCTGAAAGAATCGCGGCTGCCCGTTGATCGTGACGCGCACGATCGGCTGATCGTGAACCTTCATCAAGTCAGGACGCCAGACCGTCAGGAGCGTAGTCGGATCTACCACTTCCATTAGCAATTCGACAGCTTCCTTCGGGATGCCAGCAGACTCAAGCTGCCCCATGACCTCTGTAAGCGAGAACTTCGTCGCGATAACTTTCGTCGGAACTTCTTCGACCCACTCACCCATCCCCTTAGTCTTAGTCGCGACTTCCACGAGCTTGTTCGTCACTACTTGCTGGGCCGCCCGTTCGTACAGCCGGATCGCACGCGAGAGCGTAGACTCCATCGGGTCGATGATTTGCAGCCCGCTGCCGCGCCGTTGCTTTACGGCCGCCGACAGATCGACCATACGCCGCCCGCCGCCGCCAAGCCCCTTACCTTCCTTGGCCCGCTCCAGAGGAATGTAGTGTTCGTACTTCTCAATCATCCTTTTGGCGGTATCTCCGTCGATCGCGCCAGTATCAGCCAGCACAGCAATCAGCGCGTTATTGAAAGCCGTCACCTTATCGGCAGCTCGCTCGTACCTGGGATCGTAGAGCAGACTGTACGCAGAGTTTGCATCGTCCAGGGTAATACCCGGATTGCGACCGTGCTGCCACGATTCAATGGCATGACGAGCGTATGCCCACGCGCAGAAGTTCTCGTAGTCTTTCTGGTCGCCGATCTCCGCCATCGCTTCGCGTAGCGACGGGCCGATCTTTTGCATGTCCGACAGCCGGAATACGCCTTGCTCAATCGCCGTTGTCGCGAAGTGCGGGCCAATCTGGCGAAGGGCGTTATAGTGCTCGAATGGGGTCGCATCGCCCTTGGGATCGTACCCGCGAGCGATCGCTTCCTTCGTGAACCGCTGGATCGGGCGGCCCTCTTCCTTGAAGCGGGCGTACAGGAATTCCTTCCACTCGTTGACACGATCTACGATCGGCCGGGTATCCGGCACGTCCAGGCCGGTCTTGCTGATCTGACCCTTGACTCGCCCGACCGCGCCGGCCTTGCGCCATCGCGTCACGGCGTCTCTCGTCGCTTCGATCTTCGCCTTCGTCTCAGGGTGCGCGCCGAGCCAGCTCTCAAAGTGTGCCAGGAACTTCGGCACCTCGGCCTTCAAGTCGATCCTCTTCTTGACGGCAGCAGACCCAGTGATATAGGCGTTCACGAACTCCGCGAACCCCTCAAAGTCACGCTTCTGCGACTGGTCGTAATCCAGTACCCCGACCTCTTGCCTGGCGTCCTTGGGGGCCTTCTTCAGGATATCGCTCGTGTTGTCTAAGTGGTGCGCGATCTCATGGGCCGCGACGGCTGGGGATGCCTCTTCGCCCTTAGCTAGCCGAACGACCTCCGGCCTGAGCTTGTACAACCCACGCACGGTCTTCTTGCGCCCGGTTCGCCCGATTCGCACCGGCGCGTTCCAGATCGACTGGATCTCGCGAACGACCTCACGGCCGCCGAAGACCTCCCCGGTCCCCACGGCCTCAACCTCCATGTCATGCTCGACCGGCCCGATCCAGCCACCCGCCTCTTGCGTGTCGTCGCCCTGTGGTTCGATTGCCGTCTGCTGGGTCTCCATCGTCATCGCCTCGGGCTGTGCCGCCTGGATCTCCTGGGAGACCGCTGGGGCCGCCTGCTCGGCGACGGGGGTGGAAACCTCTGGCTGGGCAACCTGGGTTTCCTGGGCCTCGGCAGTGGCTTCCTGGGCCTCGGGCCGCTCGTAGGCCGCCGTGGCTATCTGAGTCTCAACAGCAGCCGGGGCCGCCGCCTTGCTGGCCGAGGTGAACGTGCCCGCCAGCTCCTTCACCACGGCACGGCGATCCTTGATCGACTGACCCTTCTCGGGGTCAAGCCCCCACTTCTTCCACTGCGCCCGCGACGGAGCCTTGCCAGACTCGGCCGCTTTAATGATCTCGTTCCGAACCTTGAGCTGCCGGCCAAGGCTGGCGGACTTCGCCACGCCAGGCCCCCCGACGACTCCCATCGTCATGAGAGTTTGAACCGTTGTGTCGGCTGCCGTCTGCATCAGGCTGCCCAGCGACGTGGCCTTCGGGTCCACCCCCGAGACGGCCGTGGCTACGTTGTGCCCGATCTCCGTGATGATCTCCTCCGGCAGCTCCTCCAGGGTGCTCCGGCCAAGGCTCTTCAACCCAGCGCGGATGCCGGCAGTGGCGGCCTGCTTGCCGCCGAGAATCTTCTCAGCGCCGCCGAGGCCGACCTTCTGGAAGACCGACGCCACGCTGCCCTCGATCGCCCCCTGGCCGAGGGCGTAGGCCGCCAGCTTCCCGCCCTCCAGCCCGGCGTCCTGGCCCTCGGTAATCGCCTTGTCGGCCTCTTGGGTGGCCGCGACCGCGATCGGCCCGAACGGTCCAGCCAGGGAGGCTGCGACCATGACCGGCAGCGTCCGGCCGACGCCTCGCAGTCCACGCTTGATGATCGGCGGGACGACGCCCCCTTCGTCTATCTCGGCAGCCGCCTGCTGGTAGGCCGAGGCGAAGCGGTTCAACTTGTCGGCCGTCTCGAATCCGCCGACTGTGCGGACCAACGGGGCGAGCACGTCAGCGCCGAGCCCCACGGCAGTCGCTTTGAGGTTCGGGGTCCAAGACTCGCCTAGCATCTTGCGGGCGAAGCTGAGCATTTCCTCCCGCTCCCGCTCTCGCTCCTCCTGCTTGGCGAAGACCTTCTTGCGCGTGCTATCCAGCTCCTTGCGCAGGAACTTCTCGCCCTCGTCGGCGAAGCTCAAGACCTCCCTGTCTGGCTTAGAGGGCTCAGGGGCATCGGGAACGAACGACAGG